ACGCATTCCAGCCGGTGCGATTTTATCAACCATCGCATCGTCAATGCCCTTCAAGGCTTTAAGCAACTCACGCTCACCTGATATGGCTTGCCTGACTCTGCTAACCATTCTTCGCCCCGCTCACTGCTTCCTGCGTCACCGTCACAACAACAGGCTTGCCAATCTCAAGTTTAATCAACGCACCTTTCAGCCTGATGTTTGTGTCAATGTTCAACACTCCAGCAATCGCCGGCCAGAGTTCTTCCGACATCATTGGCATCTGATCCATAGCCGATGCTTCTGGCTCTGGCTCAGACTGCAATTTTCGTTTGGATCTCGATTTCTTCATGTGCTAGATCAACGTCAATAACGCTGACGATCTGGTAGAACTTGCCTTCATGCAGAATCCGCATATCTGGAGTTGCCGCCGCCAATGATGGCGTAAATGGGCACATCCAAACATGCGAAACGTCTGCCTCAACTCGGTCGACTTTCCAGAACTCTCTGCCGCCCTTGGTCATACAGGCCGCGTAACTGCTGATGTATGGCTGCCAATTGCTGTTATCTGTGTTGTCGATGAATCCATGAGCGTCAGCCGTACCTTTCAGCGTCTGCACATGTAGCACCTTGTCATATTGTCGATCATGACATGCCATCAGATCACCTTGCCGTAGGCTGTCCAGCACAGGCAGTCAATCAGCCGCTGATATGTGCTCTGCCAGCTCATCGAGTCCTCACAGCCTTTCCACATCCCGCGTGCCGCTTCAATGATCGCAACTTTAGCCTCGGCAGGGACGGCCGCAGCAGCCCCATAGCCGCAGGTCAGCGTGATCGTGACAGCCTGCGTCGTTTCGTCCGCAATATCTGTCGGCCAATTCTGCGATTCCTTCAGGACGATCCTGGGCGGCGTATGGTCCAGATCTGTCTGATAAACAGTAGCCGCAACATTCTGCGTATTGCCGTCCTCATCGACGTACTGGAACGAAGCCACGGCAGACACTGGAGCAACGCGGATCTCAATAGTTCCGCCCTTTGGCCAGTAGTCCAGATAGAGCTTTTGAGTCTGAGTGATGAATGCACGGCGGCAGTCATACTCGACCTTCCGCCGTGCGGCCGTCAGGATTCGGCTCAACTCGGCATCAAAGTCAGTCGACAGGATTCGCAACGCATCTTTAAGCTCAGCCAGCGTCAGCGGCTCGCTAGTTGGCTCAGTCGTTACTTTCAGCGTTGCGTTTCGGTTGTCGTCCACGCCGTTTCCTTTCTTGGTGCCATTCGGCAACGCCACGATTTACCAGAGCATCACAGACGCCGTGCCCGAAGTTCTTGACAACTTCGCCGGCCGCGTGTCCTGCATACGCTCGATTCAGTTTGATCACTGTAGGCCGACTTGTTTTCGCCATTCGGGTAAGTACCTGTGCTGAGGGTTTAGATGTTCGTCAAAGCAGGCCACCATCTCTTCCAGATGGCCGATGCTTACCAGTGGGTCGACGTAAATGTTTTTCTCTGCCAGCCGCCATTGATGCCAGAACCAGATATCATCATCTAGCCTGTCATCGCCCCAGGTTCCGTCCTCTTCAGGCTGTGAATAGAACCAAGGCTTGGCCACATCCTTCAGGCTATCAACGCGGATCAGCGTTAATCCAAAGTGTGCGGACGTTGCCAAGATTGGAGAACCATCCGTTTTGATCTCCTCCGCGTGCCCTTGCGTCATCAGCGGGAATGGTTTTCCACGCCGACACTGCAAAGCGGCCAAAGCGTCAATCTCTGGATTCTGTGCAAAGTGATCCATCAGGTGAGAAAGCATCTCAGCCGTAAACAGGCTGTCACCGTCAATGGTCAAGATCCAGTCGACTTGATCCTCAACGGCCTTCTCAAACAGCCGCTGCATACACTGGCCGTAGAACACTCCCTGACTGACCGTGAGAGGGATCTGAAGCCGTTTAAGAGCCTGTTCAATGATGCCTCTGGCTGCCACTGCCTCATATCGCGGCAGCGTCATGAACGCACCAATTTTAATATCTATTGCCGTGTCATGATCTGGCTTGATGCCTTCCAGATTCAGACTGACTGGATGTGCTGCGGTGTCTGTGTTCGCACTGTGCCAGGGTTGAATGCTCGTCAGTCCGCTCTCACGCATGACGCCTTCAAGCCGCTGGTGATCATAGGCCGACTTGTGAAAGTCGTTTTCGTCAGTCTGGCCACCCATCAGATAAAACAGCCGATTCGGACTGTCACTGTTCAAAGCCTTATCAACGTCCGGCACGGCAATTCTGAGCCTGCCGCCTGGCTTCAAGACTCGCACCCATTCCGCCAGAGCTTGTGAAGCCTCGGCAAAGCTGAAGTGCTCAAGAATGTGACTCGCCCTGATTTCATCGACGCTGTTGTCATCGTAATTCAGCGGGTACGCCTCTTGCCCGAATTTACGGTCAATCGGCGTGAAGCCGTCAATCTGCGTGTCACCCGCTCCAATGTTCAGTTTGATTGTCATACGTAACCTAGTTGTCTGAGTTGCCTTCCGTTCAGACGGCAGAAATCCGCCGCCTTGCCTTCCTTCATTTCGTCGCGATGGCTTCCAACCTCACCGCGCCGCCAGAACTCTGGATTCCTCGTCTGCAAGTCTTCAAATGTGCTTAACGTGTCGCCTGTCTGTGGCAGCTTGCTGTCTACGTTCAGTGCAACAAGTGCCTTTTGAACTTCCCCAATGGGATCAATTAGCAGGTCTTCGTATCTGGTAGACACATCGGCCGCCGAATGCACTGCGTCAATGTATTGGCCCCACAAACTCAGATCTGACGCTTCCGTTTTCTTCATCACCTCAAATGAGGTGAAAGCGTCTCGGCCATCTCTGTAGATGTGCCAGATACGGCCGCCCATTTCAGTCACTCGCATCGAATGTGTTTTCACAAACAGCACCGATGCTCCACCGTTGTAGTTGCCAATGTATCCGCCCAAATGTGCCGTCTGTGGTTCTTCGTCATACGTTGTAAACGTCGGACAATTGAAAGCCTCAAAAAGCACTTGGCGGACAAACGTATTGCCAGACCGTGGAAAACTGGCCAGCCATATAGGATTGTGATCTCTGATATTCATAAGCAGAAAGCTGGCGGCCTTGTGGGCCGCCAGCCCCCCTCATCTATCAAGATCAGACATAGACGACGACATCGCCGGCACCAGTAGTACCCGCAGGCCCTTCTGTCTTCCGGCTCAGTGTCGAAATGGCTGCGAATGTGACATTGTCATTTGTCGTTGTGCCGGTTGTGACACTCAGACGCAGATAACGCTTACGGCCGCGAAGATCGACGCCGTATGTCACCTCTTTGGCCGATGTGATGTCTTCCGCTGAACGGTCAGCAGTCACTGTGGCAAAGTTGGTGACAACGGTGTCGTCAGATTCCAGAAGGCTCAAAGTTGGGCCAACTGCGTTGGTGTTGATTTCGCTGGCTAGAGCAATGCGAATAGTCGCATAGGCTGCACCAGCACAGTCGAGATTAGCGGTGACCGTCGCACTGTTGGTCATTGCCTGTGGGGCAACCAGCAGGCTGTCGGTCACGATTCGATCATGGATAGGCATTGAAAACCCTTTTCAATTGGGTGTTTTGTTTGAAAGAAACGCGAAGCGTCAGAATTAGCTAGATGCTGTTTCCAAGCCGCAGATTGGCCCGGCAACGGTGTCGCTGCCGTAGCCATGCACAGCAACGTCAAAACGCTCCGTTCCGCGAACGCCGATCTGATCCCGTTCCCACAGGCTTTCGCCGCCGACAACTGCCGTGTCGGTAAACTGGATCGTTTCCGCTCGTCGATCACCAAACATTGCACCAAGTGCCATGTTGCCGAAAACAACAGGAATCTGGCTGTTGGCTTCGCTCGAGGGGAAGACCTGCGAGAAGACAACCGGGTAACCGAGGAAGATCGGAACACGGCGGCCGTTGACGATCTCTTCGGCAGTCGTTCCGCCACTGGCCAAAAGCAGTCGGACCATGACTGTGTAATAGTAGGTCTTGTGACAGACCCACACAGCCTGCGGACCATCAGCGTAAAGCGGCAGAGCACCGACAACGCTTTCATGATTCGCAAGAGTCAGTTCAGACCAGGCGTTGCCAGCTCCGAGAATCAGACCTGGTGCAGTTCCAGCCGTCAGGCTGTCGAGGCGGTTACGAATGCCGCGAATGCCGTGATAAGTGCTGGTGCCGTCACCGTTGAAAGCACAGTCATCTTCCTTGTTGGCAAATGCGTAGCTGATTTCGTCAGCCAGCTCATCACCGAAATTGATCGCCGCATCTTCGCCCAGTTCAGACGACATGCGAGCAATACACATCCACTTGCGAGCCGTCAGCCTGACATCCTCATAGGATGCCTGGCTTTCGGTGCCGGTGGCGTTTTCACCGACAGCATAGGCAGTCAGGCCGCCTGTTCGCTTCGGCTGCGTCTTGGTGTCGCTCACCATCGGAACAGTACGCAGAACATTACGAGCAATGCCGTACTGTTCGCGGAGCTTGATGAGATCCATACCGAATTCATCGGGTACGAAAACATGAGCACCAGACGCATCACTGCCACCTTCGCCGTGTGAAGCATTCTGCACGCCTCCCAGGTTCACGTTCCAGTGATCACGGGCGAATGTGACCGAATCGTTGAACCGGCCGGCGAAATACTGCGGGAGATCGTTCCGCAGCTTTGCCAGTGCGAACTGACCGAACCGATAGGCCCGCTCTTCAGCACTGCGGCCGCCAGCTTCGCCGCTGAATGCCTTCAGACGGCCGGAGAACTTGCGAGCCTGTGCCGGAATGGTCGTTTTCTGCTGGTTGCCAGAAGGCTCTGACGGCACGTTGACGCCGCGTGCGTTTGGTCCTGCCATTTCCTTCGCCTGCTTTTCAAGTTCTTCAAATTCAGTCAGGAATCCCTGAATCCGTTCAGCTTTCGCTCTGATCTCGGATTCTTCGGCCTTCACAGCTTCCAGTCGGTCACGCTTGCCGGCGAAAGCAGTTTCCTGCTCTTCAGTGGCTTCGCCGTCTGCGGCTTTGATGTCCTCTGAGATGGCTTTCATTTCCGCCATCAGCGTGTTGCGCTCAGCCGCCAGGTTTTCCAGCTTTGCTTTTGTGTCCACAGTGTTTCCCTTTGTAAATTCTCGCCGGCTCAACGAAAAAACGCTGACCGCCGGCAGTTGGTTTTTCCCATCTGCGTGACGCTCAGCGTATGACTTCGCACACTAATTGTCGGGTTGCCGTGGCTCCGCACTTGGAAGCGTCAGGCTAGCTGTCAGCCATCAGTTTACATCTGATGCCATTTCAATCAACACCATTTCGCGTGCAATGGCCGCCGCTCTTGTTCTGGCCGCCCTGTTCGGCTCTCTCTTGGCCGCCTTTTTCTTGTTGGCAGCATTTGGCACAACGTCACTGATGAAGCCACTGGCGGCAGCCTCGGCAGCACTGAATGTGGTTTCATCCGACATCAATTGTGTCAGATCTTCAGGGCTTTCGTTGCTGTTGGCCGCATAGATGCCAATCAGACGATCCTTGACGCCGTCGAGCATTGTCGCAAAGTCTCGGAATTCGTCAGCGTTGCCTGCTGCAATCATCCAAGGATCATGAATCATGTACTCACCACTCTCGACCATCGAAACCGATGAACCAGCCAGAGCAATCACGCTGGCAATGCTGGCCGCCTGTGCGTCAATCCGCACTTTGACGGGTCTTTCTGCAAGCAGGTTGTAGATTGCGATCCCATCAAAAACATCGCCGCCAGGTGAATTGATCCTGACCGTGATTGGCTCCGATTTGTCACGCGGCAGCATCTCGGCAACGTCTCTTGCCGTCACTCCACCGCCGAGGAAGTCAGAACCGATGGCATCGTAAATGTACAGTTCGCCGCCATCCATATAACTACGGATGTCCCGCTTCTTGCTGGTTGTTCGGCTCCAGCAACTATCACCCAGACATTCGTAACCCTTGGTCCGGGCCAGAATGTTATTCATCTTGCTACTGAGTTGGATGCGTGGCCTCATCGGATTGCCTTTATCACCTGGTCGACTAACTGCGGCACTCGATCACCCCAGGTTGACGACATTTCCGCGATGTTGTTCGGCAGGCTGTCAGCGGTACTGGTGCCTGCTACGTCAAGAATCTGCAATTTGCTTTCGGCCGCGTGCTTCGCCTTGATCTCAGTGACTGCGTCAGACTCCAGCCCGGCGAGGCTGTTCTCAATCCACGTTGCGTAGAACGATTCGACCCAGTTGAGGAAGTTGGACGCTGATTTTGATGCTCGTTTCACGCGATCTGCCTCGATTTTGACGGCCTGACCTGCACTTGCAGTCACCATCTGACGCAAAGCCGCGAGGTTTACATCATCGGCCGCGTCCTCCTGCGGCTCATCGTCAGATTGTGTCATCGGTACGGCAGCGGGCGCAGGCTCTTCGCCCACTTCCAGCCAGTTTGCCGGCCTGTATCGTATGTCGCCATCTTCGCCCAGATCCGACAGATTCAGCAGCCTACGGCCTTCATTTGCACTGATCAGACCCATTTCCATCTGACGATAGATGCCGTCGATCTTGTCTTTGTAGATCATCTGGACTTCAGCTTCACGGTTGAACTCGACGAAGTGCGTGTCGCGTTCCTTTTCCCGCTCGCTCAGCAGCTTTTCATTGCACTCTGATTCCCATTCCTTCAGCCACGGGTTTAGGGAACGCTGTAGATAGCTCAGATTCTCTTGCTCAAGACTGCTGTGGCTCGTTCGCGTGTCATCGCCCAGCAGATGCGGCGGAACTCCGATGATATTGGCAACAGTCGCTCTGACTTCAAATTGCCGCGTCTGAAGGAACTGTGCCTGTTCTGGATTCACTGTCAGTTGCTGAAATCTGACGCCGTCCTGAAGCAATCCGACTTTGTGGCTGTTCTTCAGGCCAGCATTCATGCTGTTCCAGGCGTCCATTGTGTTCCTGATCTTCTCATCGCTGAAAGCACCAGGAATCATTAGCAGGCCGCTCATATTGGAGCCTTGACCGAAGAATCGGCCGCCGAAGTCCTGCGCGGCCATCCCCACTCCTAAAGCGTCCTGCATGATGTCGAGGATCGAGTAGCCCCGAATTCCATCATGGCCCAGACCGCGAATGTGCAGCACTTCCATCGCCGGGAACTTCACAGGCTCACCGTTGATATAAGTGCAGTACCAGAGCTGGTCGTCCTCTTCCATGTATCGAATGATCATGTTTTGAGGATCGAGCACCCACAACGCCACAGGCTGCCGCAGGCTGTTTCTTTCAATCCACGCGAAGCCGTTGCCGAATAGCAATGCATGGGCTGTCAGCGTCTTTCGGAAGACGCAGGCACGCATGATCGAACTGGCCCGATACTTGACCAGCTTTTCCGCTGAATGGCTCCTGGCCACCTCTCGGCCGTTGTTCTCAGTCCGCCTGTAAACATCCAGCGGCAAGCCGGCAACGTCATTGCTGATCAGGCTGATCGCACGCCACAGGGGAGGATAACCGATAGCCGTTTTATGATTGACGTTCACGCCGCTGCTGGCCGTGCCGTTGCTCTGGAAAATGGTATTCCATCTTTGAGCATCTAGCAGGCTAACATTCTGCACGGCTGGTACAGGCTGCATCGGCTGGCCGGCATTGATCATATAGGTGTTTTGCATCGCGTCTCTCAGAATAGCACAACGCCTGCGCCGGCTTCATGGTACGCACCCGGCCCAGCCGGCTGCATGTAAAACATCGAACCAGCCAGAGCCATGATTGTCGCCTGAACGCCGTCTACCTTTCGCGGATCGTCCCGGCCGCCTGGCTTTACTGGCCGCTTATTGTCGTCCCTATCCTCAATATATGAACAGTGCCGCATCTCCCATGTCAGCAGCGGGTTTCCATCGTGCTGGTACTCTTTGGCCTTGGTCATGGCCAGGAATCTCTGCACTGGCTCAGCATAGTTTGACATGGATTGAGTGAACGCCACTCGCTCAACTCCAGTGCCTTGCATGATCACATTGCCGCTCTGATCGTTGATGCCTTCCGATATCTGTTGCGTCAGCTGTTCCGCTCCTCTCGGATCGTACACCAAACATTGAATTTCAAACATCTCAGATAGTTGCCTGAACGATCCCGCGACATAGCCATAGTCTGTGACATCGCCAGGCGTCAGTTGAAACTTGGCCGCCTCATCCTCGACCATCTCCCGCATAAAGTCGCCATATTTTAACTTTGGATCATGGATCGCGTTGAACGCTGCATAATGCCAACACAGCGTTCTGTCTGGCTCGCCGTTGTAGCCTGGAAACCATAAGGCCAACGCGGTCAGGTCGCGTGTCTGGCCCAAGTCAAGGCCGGCAGAACACGGCTTGCCGAGCATGTCCTCAATCCGAAAGTCACTACAGCAGGCTTCCCAGTCGTCAGGACTGTCTAGCAATGTTTTGCTCGTCCCTGTGGCCCAGACGCCGTATGACAGCCGCAGCAGGTTTGGCATCTCACCTGGCGTCTCGATGGCGTCCAGAACATCCTGCCTGAAGTCCTTCGGATTGATCACATCGCCCCAAGCAGGATTACAACTGGCCGCAACTGGCATCTTCGTTGCCCCATTGGCAACGGCGTTGATCTCTTTACGTGCCTCTGACTCTGCAACACTCTTGATGCTGGCGAAGAAACGGTCATCAACAGCATCGCCGCTGATAATTCGTTCCGCCTTCTGCCGCTGCTCAAAACAGACGCTGGTGATGTCATCGCCGGCGTTTGTAATCACGAACTGGAGCGGCTCCGCCCGCATTCGGTAGGCGTACCGCATGGAATCCCAAAGGGAACGCCCCTGCCATTCATGCAATTCATCAGCCACGCCGAAATGAGCTTTCAGACCATGCTTTCCTTTTGGAGCTGCCGACAGTGCCCGATAGTAGCTGTTGGTTTCTGGGAATGTGATCGTGCCGGTTGTGCGATTGATCCCAAGTGCTGACTGAAGTGCGGGACTGTTTTCAGTCATGACGATGGCCACATTGTGAACAACTCTGGCCTGATCTTTGTCAGCACCCAGGCTATAGATTTCCGCCCCCGCTTCGCCGTCCCCGACCAGACCATACAGTCCAATGCCGGCGGCCGTTTCTGATTTGTAATTCTTCTTCGGCCACTCGATGTAACTGGTTCGGAATCGTCTGGTGCCGTCTTCCCGCACCCAACCGAAAAGCGGATAAATCAGCTCCCGTTTTTGAAAGTCGTTCAGTTCAAATGGCTGGCCCGCCCACTTGCCCGCACTGAAACAAAGAAACTCTGCAAAGAAGTTGACGACATACTCAGCCAGCCGCTCGTTAAATCGGTGGCCCGTGCTGACGGCGTGTTCGTCGGCCGCTGAACGTATCCACTTCTTCGCCACTCGTTTTGATTTCACGGGCTGATTCGGCTTCGGCCCCAGCTTCGCGTCGATCTGCTCCAGTAGGCTTTTTGCTTTCAGCAGATGGCTGTGTCTGGCCGCGCGATAAGTGCCCTCCCGCAGGTGCTGTTCGAGCGTCTTGGTCTTTCGGCCGCTGTGCTTGTTACCTGCCATAATTAAATCAGACGCTTAGGTCCG